CTTGATTGGGCAGAAATAGAGCGAGCTGATATTGTTCTAACTCCATCCAGTTGGAATGTTCAGGAAAAACAAGGAATTAAAGCCTATCTAAAAAAGGCATTTATAACTTTGTCTGAAGACGATCTCGAATCCAAATACAGTTTTATATCCTCCGCCGGACATAATACTGATTTAGATGACGATTAGTCTTTTTCCTTATCAGAAGAAGGCAGCATCAGAAATGAAAACCGGCTCCATCCTAAGTGGTGGGGTCGGTTCTGGTAAGTCACTAACAGCATTAGCATATTACTATATTGTTGAATGCGGCGGATCAATGGAACCAAAGTTAACAAAAATGAAGACACCCAAAGATCTCTACATTATAACAACTCCTAGAAAAAGAGATGAGTTGGATTGGAATGGCGAAGCAGCACATTTCGGACTAACTAATGATAGAGATTCGAGTCTTCAAAACGCTTTGCTTACTATTGACTCATGGAACAATATAGGAAAATACAAAGAAGTAAAGAATGCCTTCTTTATATTTGACGAACAAAAAGTAGTTGGTTATGGTGCTTGGGTTAAGGCGTTTCTGAAGATTGCAAAATTAAATAATTGGATATTGCTATCTGCCACTCCAGGCGATACTTGGATGGACTATGTGCCGGTTTTTATTGCTAACGGTTTTTATAAAAACAAAACAGATTTTACAAGACAGCATGTGGTTTATAACACTTTTACCAATTATCCAAAGATCGATCGTTATGTTGATGTAGGAAAACTTGAGAAATTAAAAAGAAAAGTTCTCATCAAGATGGATTATCAAAAGAAAACAATAGACAATATTGTATCTTTGGTGGTTCCATATAACGAAAAGAAATTTGAAAGAATCTATAAAGATCGTTGGAATCCATTCAAAAACAAACCAATTGAAACAGCTAGCGAAGCCTGTTATGCCATGCGGCAGGTTGTTAATAGCGAACCAAGTCGATTTGAATCTATAATTCAACTTGTTGAGAAGCATAGAAAATTAATAGTTTTCTATAACTTTGATTATGAGTTAGATATTCTTAGACATTTAAGTGATATTGTAGATATTCCAGTAGCTGAATATAATGGCCATATTCATGAGCCAGTTCCTCAAGGAGAAAGCTGGATATATCTGGCCCAATATTTATCTGCTGGTGAAGCATGGAATTGTATCGAAACAAACACAATTGTACTATATTCTAGAAACTATTCTTATAGACAAACCGTACAAGCTATGGGTAGAATAGATAGACAGAATACACCATTCCTAAATCTTTACTATTATTTCTTGACTTCAGATTCAGAAATAGATAGAGCTATAGGAAAGTCTTATTCCGCCAAAAAGAACTTTAATGAGGTTAAATTCATAGGAAAATAGCCTCGCGCGGGAAACATATGCTATAATAGAAGAAGAGTCAAAAAATTTTATCGGCTGACCAGAGATGGACCTTTAATAATAATTTGACTCTTCCTTTATTTTTGCTCAAAAAGGAGTAAAAATGCCACTAGAAAGTAAATTTAAATCTGACTTAATTAGGGATATAGAACGACTATATCCTGGCGCCATTGTTCTTAAAACAGACGCTAATCAGATTCAGGGAATTCCCGACCAAATAATTCTTTACGGCGATCATTGGGCTGCGTTTGAAGCGAAAAGATCAGACTCTTCCCCGCACCGCCCAAACCAAGACTACTATGTAAACTTATTCAACAATATGTCTTACGCCGCCTTCGTATATCCACAAAATAAGGAGGTATTTCTACATGAACTTCAACAAGCACTACGACCTGGTAGGAGAGCACGCCTTTCTGTCGGCTTCTAAATATCATTGGAGCAATTACGACGAAGACAAAATCTCGTCAGCCTATCTTAAGTTTTTAGCAACACAAAAAGGTACTGAACTTCATGGGTTTGCAAATCTTTGTATAGAACTTAAACAAAGACTTCCCAAATCAAAAAAGTCACTTAACACTTTTGTTAACGATGCTATTGGTTTTAGAATGAAATCAGAACAACCTTTGTTTTACTCATCAAATGCTTTTGGAACAGCCGATGCCATATCCTTTCGTGATGGGCTTTTAAGAATTCACGACCTTAAAACTGGAATATCTCCAGTATCTATGCGACAATTAGAAATATATGCTGCATATTTTTGTCTTGAGTATAAGGTGAATCCAAAAGAGATTAACATTGAATTGCGTGTCTATCAAGGAGATGATATACTTGTTTACAAACCAGAAGGATCGGATATTCGTCAAATAATGGATAAGATCATTGTTTTCGATAAGAAGATTGAACTAATCAAATCAGATGAATCGGAGGATTAACACTATGTCTTTCATAAAGCACTATGGAACTCCTCGTCATTCTGGGCGATATCCTTGGGGTTCGGGAGACAATTCAGAACAAAGAAATAAAAGTTTTCTTGGTTATGTGAAGAAACTTCAGGATGAAGGGATTTCTGAGGTTGATATTGCTGCCGGTATGGGGATGAAAACCACAGATTTAAGAACAAGAAAATCAATAGCCAAATCGGAACTGAGAGCCGCCGCATCAGCAGAAGCATTAAGATACAAAGAAAAAGGCATGTCTAATATTGCTATTGGAAAAAGAATGGGTATTAATGAATCGTCTGTTAGATCCTTACTAGATCCAGCAATTCAACTTCGTTCTGATATTGCCGTATCGACAGCAAAAATGCTAAGAGAAATAATTGATAAAAAGGGTCTAATTGATGTTGGTGCTGGGGTTGAAACCCATCTTGGCATTAGTAAACCCAAACTTAATACTGCTATTTCCCTTCTTCAAGAAGAAGGATATGGTTTGCATTATGTTGAAGTTCAACAACTTGGAACTGGAAAAAACACAACAATAAAAGTTCTTTCTCCTCCTAAAACAGAATACAAAGAGGTTTTTAAAAATCGTTACAATATTAAACCTGTTGACGATTTTGCATCGAGTCATGATGGAGGAAAATCTTTTTATGGTTTAGATCCTATCAAGAGTGTTAGTTCTGATAGTATATCCATTAGATACAAAGAGGATGGTGGATCAGACAAAGATGGAGTTATAGAACTTAGAAGAGGTGTTTCTGATCTTAATTTGGGTAATCAAAAATATGCTCAAGTTCGAATTGGTGTTGACGGAACACATTTTCTAAAAGGTATGGCTATTTATAGTGATAATATGCCAAAAGGAATTGATATTATCTATAATAGTAACAAACCTAAAATAACACCAAAAATGAGCGTTTTCAAAGAAATGAAAGATGATCCCGACAATCCGTTTGGAAGTGTAATAAAAAGAGATGGACAACGTGGCGCTTTAAATATTGTGAATGAAGAAGGAGATTGGCAAACCTGGTCTAGAAATTTATCATCTCAGGTTCTTTCTAAACAGTCTCCCGCCCTTGCCAAAAAACAATTGGATTTGGATCATGGTCTACGGGTGGAAGATTTAGATGAGATATCATCGCTCACCAACCCAGTTGTTAAAAAGGCATTACTTAAATCATTCTCAGATGATGCTGATTCCGCTGCTGTTCATCTAAAAGCCGCTGCTCTACCAAGACAATCCATTAAAATCTTGTTACCAATCCCATCAATGAAGGAAAATGAAATATATGCTCCCTCATTTAATAATGGTGAATCTGTAGTTCTTATAAGACATCCTCATGGTGGTATATTTGAAATACCAGAATTAAGAGTAAATAATAAGAACCCAGAAGCAAACAAAATAATGAAGAATGCAATTGATGCTGTTGGTATACATCCAAAAGTTGCAGAAAAGCTTTCCGGTGCAGATTTCGATGGTGATACTGTTCTTGTTATACCAAATAGGGATAAGCTAATTCATACTGCTCCAACATTAAAAGCACTAAAAGACTTCAACACTAAGGAAGCATATCCTCCATATGATGGCATGACAACAATAGATGGTGGAAAATATGATGCTAAAACTGGAAAAGTTGAATATGAAAAGAGAGCTAACCCAGCACCAAAACAAATGAAAATGGGAGATGTGTCAAATCTTATT